CCGCGCCGGAGCAGATCCGACGTTTGAAACCCGTCCCCGGAGAATGGGACAATCTGGCCATGAGCACGGCCGACTACCCGATCGACATCGTCCCCAGCGTGCAGGAGGTCGCCGCGCTGATCCGCGCCAGGACGAAGGACTCAAACGGCCGGGAGATCGGGACGTTCAACGACGACACGAGACCGACGTCCAGCCAGGTGCTCACCACGATCGACCAGGCCGTCGCGGACGTGCAGGCGTGGCTCGGTCCGTCCCCGCCGGAGGATCTCGCGGACGCGGCGACGGTCGCCGTCGCGCTGGATTGCGCGTGCCTCATCGAGCTCTCCTATTTCCCCGAGCAGGTGTCGACCAGCCGCAGTCCGTTCACGCAGCTCAAGCAGATGCTCGACGACAAGGTCGGTCAGCTGCAGGAGGCAGCACGCGGCCTGGAGCCGGGAGGCAACGCCGTGACGACGACGCGGATCGAGGTGCCGTGGGTCGACTTCATCCCGGACTTACCGGTGCCGCTCGAGGTGGCAGTCCCGACAGAGGCTGCGTAGGTTCGCGGGGTCGTTTGACCCGCCGGCGGCGATCGGCTGGATGTGGTCGACGGTGACCGCGATTCCGCCACAGAACTGGCAGATGTAGCGGTCTCGGCGCAGAATCTCCGCTTTCTGGCGGTCCCATTCCCATCCTGAGAGCCTGCCGTCGCAGTCCGCGCAGCGGCGGCCGCGACACGGCCTGCCGCACTCCAGGCATGCGCGAAGGATCACACCCATCCGACGAACTGAGCTCGAGCTCGCGGCGCCAGCCGCAGGCTGTTGGCCATCGCCAGCGCGATCACCGCGTCGACCTGACCTGACCGTGTCGATCGCACGAGCCGCCAGCCGCGCGGCGTGCTCTTCGCGGTCGCGCCGGCGACGTGCCTCGCGAGCACCGGATCGCCGTCGTGGCGCAGCTCTCCCTGCACGATGCTCGCGTACAACCGCTCTGACGCGAGCGTCATCGCCTCGGCGGACTGCGGGACCTTGACCATCGGCACGCCATCGGCGACGAGCCGCTGCGCCTCCGTCTGGAAGCGCCACGGGTCGAACGCCACCCCGAGCAGCCGGTAGCGCGCTCGCAGCCTCCTGACGTGCGAGGCGCAGTCCAGGACCGCCTCGTCGCCTTGCCACACCCGAGCGTGGACGCGGCCGTCCTCAGACACGGTCGCTACGGCCGTGCCGGAGCGCTCTCCGCCGATGTCGACCCCCACCCAGACCGATTCCCCGTCCTCGAGGTCCGCGTCCCCGTACAGCGCCTGCCAGGAGCCTGGAGGCAGCCAGGAGGCCTCGGTGTCGGTCCACTGGTTGCGGTGATAGCGGCAGTACTCGAGCGGGTGGACGCCGGGAGCGTGCAGCTGCTCGGCCAGCCATCCGCGCGTGACCCAGCTGGCGGGGTTCGCCTGCTCGGTCGCGTCGAGGTCCTCGACCGGCGAGTCCTCCGGGACCGTCCATTCGATCATCGCGAACGACCCGCGGCGATCAACGGCGAGCGTCCTGGCGCCGTCAGTCCGCTTGTCCTCCAGCGTCAGCGCCTTGGCGCGCAGCCGGCCGAGCACGCTGTCGACGTCATGGCCGGCCGTCGAGATCGTCAGCAGCCTGGAGGTCGGGATCTTCCCGAGCGCGGTCCGCAGCGCGATGTAGAGCTCCGGGTCGCGGTGCGCGTGCAGCTCGTCGACGATCGCCAGCGTCGGCCGCAGGCCGTGCGCTCGAGGACCGTCGGAGGACAGGATCCGCAGGTGGCCGCCGCGTGCGCGCAGCTCGCGGTAGCGGACGGTGACGTGACGCTCGAGCGCCGGCGAGGAGCGGACGATGTCCCTGGCGGCCTCGAACAGGATTCTCGCCTGGTCGCGGGACGCGGCGCCGACGTACGCCGCCGGCCGCCTGGTGGTCAGCAGGTGGTAGACCGCGAGCGCCGCGGCCAGGCTCGTCTTGCCGTTGCCTCTGGCGAGCAGCGCCAGCGTCTCGCGGTAGGTCCAGTGCGTCTGGACGATCTCGGCCTGGAACGGCTCGAGCTCCAGGCCGGCGAACCGCTGACAGAACGCGTGGAACCGGAAGTAATTAGTTCCGGTGCCGTCACGGTCAACCGAGGAGACCGGCGAGCTCATCATCCATGCTCGACGTCTCAGCCAGGCCGGCCAGCCGCCTGGCGCGCGGCGTCAGCAGCAGATCCCGCGCATAGTCGGCGGCGTCCCGCTCGGCGTCCCTGGCGATCCGGACCGCCGGATGCGCGACCGGCTGATCTCGGCCACCGAGCGCAGTGAGACCCTCGGCGTCAAGGATCGCCTGCGCGGCTCGTGCGCGCTCCAGAGCGCGCACGTAGCGCTCCAGGCAGCCGGCATCCGAGTTCTGCCACGTCCCCTGCTCACGACACGCCTTCAGCGTGGACGTCCACAATCTCCGCGACGCAGCGTCGAGACCGGCTGGCATCTGAGGACCGCGAACAGCCACCGGACCCACTTTACCTAGGCAATCCGTCGTTTTACCTAGGTAGAGTCCAGGCACATGGCGCTACTACGCCGCCGCACGACCGAGGACCGCGCGCTGACCGTCAAGGACACGATCCCCGCCGCGTTCCCCGACCCGGCCGGCGGAGCACTGACCACCAGCGCCGCGATGCGGATCGCCGACGTGTTCGCCTGCGTCCGCGTCCTCGCCGAGTCGGCCGCGAGCCTGCCGCTGATCGCCTACCGCCACACCGACCAGGGACGCGTCCGCGCCGGCGGACGCGCACAGGAGCTGATCGACCGTCCCGCACCCGCGACCACCACCGCGTCGTTCGTCGGCCAGCTGATGTCGCACCTGACGCTCTGGGGAAACGCGTTCATCGCGAAGTACAGAAACGCCGGCGGCCAGGTCGCGCAGCTCGGACTCCTCGCCCCCGACAGCGTTACCGTCGAGATCGAGCGCGGCGAACCCGTCTACACCGTCTACTCGCTGATGGACGGCGTCAGCCGCTACACGCCGGCCGACATCCTCCATGTCCGCGCGATCGTGTCAGAGGACGGGATCCTCGGGATGACACCGATCCGCCAAGGCGCCGGCGCGCTGACGCTCAACTCCGAGCTCTCCCGGCACGCGAAGGACACGATGACCAGAGGCGCGCGGCTGAGCGGCGTCCTGTCAACGCCGTCGGACGTCGCAGTGGACCCCGACAACATCGCCGCGATCAAGGAGCAGATCCAGGAATCGTGGGTCGGCCCGGAAAACAGCGGCGGGATCGCGTTCGTGACCGGCGGCCTGGCGTTCTCGCCGCTATCGATGCCTCTCGCCGACGCGCAGTTCATCGAGCAGCGCCAGCTCTCGACCGCCGAGGTCTGCCGGCTGTTCAGGATCCCACCGTGGATGGTCGGCGCGCCATCCGGCGACTCGCTGACCTATTCCAACGTCGAGTCCCAAGCGCAGAGCTTCGTCGTGTTCAGCATGCGGCCCTGGCTGATCGTCGTCGAGCAGGCGCTCACCTCAGACCCCGACCTGTCCGTCGGGACCGTCTACTTCGAGTTCCTGGTCGACGGCCTCCTGCGCGGCGACAGCAAGACACGCAGCGAGGTCTACACCGCCGCGCTGAACCCGCAGACCGGCTGGATGACCCGCGACGAAGTCCGCAAGCTCGAAAACCTGCCGGCCGAAGGGAGCCAGACATGACCACGATCACCCGTCCCGTCGCCGGGGAGCTCGAGCAGCGCGCCGCTCCCGACATCGAGCTCGACGACCGCCGGCTCCGTGGCCTGGTTCCCTACGGCACTGAGAGCCGCGACCTCGGCGGCTGGCGGGAGGTCCTGAGCCCCGGCTGTCTGCGCGACGCGCGCCTCGACGACCTGGTCGCGACCGTCGACCACGCCGGCGTCCCGATCGGCCGCTACCCCACCACCCTCGAGGTCGAGGACCGCGACGACGGCCTGCACTGGACCGTCGTGCTCCCCGACAGCCGCGGCGACGTCCGCGAAGCCGTCGAACGCCGCGACCTGCGCTCCAGCAGCTGGCGAATGATCGTACGCCGCGACGAATGGCGCGGCGACGTCAGGCATATCCACGAGATCGCCGAGCTCCGCGACGTCGCCGTCGTCACGAACCCCGCCTACGAGACCGCCACGGCCGAGTACAGATCACACCAGGAGGAACCAATGTCCGAAACCGCCACCGTCGAACCCGAGGCCGAGGAGCGCACCACCCCCGACCCGCCGCAGGAGCGGCAGCCGCCTCCCGCCGCCTCCGGCCGGCTACGGGTCGAAGACCGCGAGACACCCGCCGCCGGCCGCTGCCTCGCCGACGAGTTCCGCTCCCGCGGGTTCCCCGGCGAAACCGCCACGCTGGACTTCGGTCGCGTGTTCTACGCCGAAGAACGCGCCGCCACGTGGACCGGGTCGGTCGACAACCTCAACCCGACCCGCCGCGGCGGCGTCGGCCTCGCGTTCGACCAGCGCTACGCCTGGCCGGCGTTCGGCCGCATCGGCGTCGACCCAGGCACCACCGCCGTGCAGGTCATGCGCCAATCCCAGCGCACGCTCGCCGCGGCCGCCGACGTGATCCGCGCGATCGACGCCACCACCCCCAAGCCGGAGACCTCCAGCAAGCTCGAGGTCATCACCGTCGCGCTCAAGCAGGTCGCATCGATCCAGAGTGGCATCCCGAACGTCTACCTGGAGCAGCCGTTGTTCAACACCGTCATCGAGGGTGACCTGCGCCTGGCGGTCAACGAGGCGCTCGACAAGCTCGTGCTCGACGCGACCGCCGCCAGTCCGTCCCAGGATCCCGGCACCGACAGCCTGGTCGTCGCGGTCAGACACGCGATCACCATCCTGCAGGGACTCGGCTACTCGCCGGACACGCTGATCCTCACCCCGCAGGCATCCGAAGACCTCGACACCCTGACCGCGACCCCGACCGACGAGATCTACGTGTTCTCGCCGGGACAGCCGGCACCCGGCATCTGGGGATTGAGTCGTCGGGTTAGCAAGTCGGTCGCGGCGCCGATCGTGGTCGACACGACCGCGTTCGGGAAGCTCTACGCGTCGGCGATCTCGCTCGCCAGATTCGAAGAAAACAGCGGCGAGACAAACACGAGCCTCGTCCGGCTGGAAGGCCACGCGGCGTTCGGGGTGGAGCGCCAGGACGCCGCCGTGCGGCTCGCGGCGGCGGCATGACCCAGCCGAAACGCAAGCCCAAGGCCGCCAAGGCCGCCGACGAGACCGAGAAGCCGGTGAAGGCCAAGCCGAAGCCGAAGCCGAAGCCATCCCGCGGCGTCAAGGCCCACCTCGCGCGGACCTACATGCGCCGCGCACATCGAAGCTAGAACACGCTTGCAGCTCGCGTCGTGGTACATCCTGTGGTACGCTGCGTGGCATGCCAAAGACGATCAACACATCGATGCGGTTCACCGCCGAGGAGCTCGAACTCTTCGACGACATCGCCAAGCGCCTGAAGATCACCCGCACAGAGGCCGCGCAGCTCGGCCTGCATGCGCTCCGCAAGCAGATGGGACTGCTCGACGAAGACACCGTCGACTTCGAGGAACGGATCGCGCGGCTGTTCGGCGACGACGCCGTCCTGAAGTTCACCGTCAACGGAATCGACCGGCTCAACGTCGACGCCACCATCAACGGCACACCGGTCCCGGACATGGTCGCCAACGTCCTGTTCGCCATGACGGCCTGGCAAGGCGAGAACCCGTCACTGCCGGACGAGGCGACCATCATCGCCAAGGACCAGCAGACCGGCACCTGGTTCACGATCGGCCGGACACGGCTAAGGGAAGGCGCTGGCGTCGAGGTCCCGCTCAAGCGGATGCCTGAGCTCGTGCAGAACCGCATCGACGACAATCGCTCGCCGGCCGAGCGCCGACACGACGCCAGAATGAACAGCCTCCTCCGCGAGGCAATGCGCGAGGCACGAGGCGAACCCGACGAGGACGAGTAGTCCTCGGCCGGTCGTCGTGAGCATCACCTCGACGCTCCTGAACGAGGTCCTCGACGCAGCGCGCCGCGGCGAGAGCCTGATCGCCGTCGGCGCCAACAAGCGGCCCTGGTTCTCGTGGAAGCGCTACCAGCAGCACGCTGCCGACAGCGCGCAGCTGCTGAGCTGGGGCAAGGACCAACGAACCACCGCGTTTGCTGTCATCACCGGCGAGATCAGCGGGTTCGTCGTCCTCGACTTCGACGAACAAGGCGTCGGCCTCGTCGAACAACATGACCTGCAGCCGCACGTCAGGACCGGCCGCGGCGGCTACCACCTCCGCGTCCAGCACCCCGGCTTCTATGTCGCGACCCAGAACAGCAAGGTCACCAAGCTGATCGCGGCACGCTGGCCAGGGCTCGACATCCGCGGCGACGGCGGCTACGCGATCCAGTACGGCGCCACCGAGCACGGCGGCTACGAGCAGCTGCGCGACCTCTCCGACCTGGACCCGGTCAGCGTTCTCCCTGACGACATGGCCGCCGCGCTCGGCCTGCTCGGCGCCGACGCGCTCGACCAGCTCGCCGACGAGGACTTCGACAGCTTCAGGTCGTCAGACGGCGAGAAGGTCCACGAGGGACACCGGCACCGCCACCTACTCGAGATCGCCAGCGCAATGGCCGGCCGCGGCCACACCGAGGACGAAATCCTCGCCGAGCTGCGCCGCGTCAACCAGGCCGAGTGCCTGCCACCGAAGGACGACAGCGCGCTCGTCGCGCTCGCCAGGGACGTCTTCAAGCGCTACGGCACCAAGCCGCCTCCGGAGGACACTGCAAACCGCGTCGACCTCCAGCAGCTGGAGACCCTCCTGCGGCTCGCGCAGAACGGCATCCACATCCACGCCGTGCGGCTGATCGGCAACGGGCCCTCCGCCGGCCTGGAGATCGACCTCTCCACCGGCGAGACCATCGAGGCAGAACGATGCGGCGATCTCTGGACCCACAGCGGCCTGGCGAAGTTCGTGACCTGGAGCACCGGCGTCAACGCGTCCGGCATCACCAAAGTCGAAGCCGGCGAAGCCAACGCAATCATCCGCCGCCTCGCGAACACCGAGCGCGCCACGACGATCGCTGACCTCGGCTGCGACCACGGCGTCGACTTCCTGACCCGCGCCGCCACCGAGAAGATCAACGTCAACGACCAGGCCGAGCGCTACCAGGCCTGGTCGCGCTCGCAGGCGCTCGACCCCGTCCGCGCGTCCGACCTGCGGACCGCCACTTTCCGCGACTCGAACGCGACCATCCCCGCCACGGTCGCCGACGCGAGCCTCGTCCTCGAGCACATCGACGGCCGCCGCCTCGTCCGCTGCGACTGGCTGTTCGCGCACGTCAAACGCGCTGGGGAGGTCTCCCACCCGGCCGAGCTCGCAAGGCGGATGGAGCACGCCGGCTGGACCAGGCGCGGCAAACGCGGCCGCATCAAGGCCACCTCCCCAGGACTCGGACCTCCGATCATCCTGCCGTTCTGGATCGTGCCCCCCGCCTGGGAGGAATCATTGTGAGCGCAATCAGGTGGCCAGGTGGCCACAGGTGGACATACCTCCCCCCGCGCGCGCGCGATCGCGCGCGTAGAAGTGGCCACCTCTGTCCACCTGGCCACCTGGCGATACGAATCGGTAGCAGCCGGTGAGCTGGGAAGACACCGACCACGAGTACTCAAACGGCGCCTGCGGCAGCTGCCACGAATGCGGCGAGCCGACCGACGAACCATGGCACGCACTCTGCGCCGACTGCTACGCCGAACAGCAAGGCTGGACCCGCCGCCGCGAGAATGCAACGGCGCCGGGAGTAATTACTTCCGGTGCCGTCGTCGAACTGCGCGAGCCCTGTCCACGCTGCCAGGACCGCAGGATCCTCTACCCGGTCCCCGGACGGGAACCACAACGCCTATGCGTCGACTGCCTCTACGAGCGTCAGAGGCGAGGTGCCGCATGACCGAGACCCACGAGCAGCTCCTCAACGGCCTACTCGGCCTCAGCGGCCGGATCGTCACGTTCATGGGACACGTCAAAGCGCGACCCGGACCCGTCCCCGACTTCTTCGCGATCGGCCCGCTAAGCACCGCCGAGACCAACCTCACCGGCGTCCCCGAAGGCAAACGAGTGCTCATCGCGGTCGGCGACGCCAGGATCAGCATCGTCGTCGACGACATCACCAGCCAAGGGCTCGCCAGCGACGACCAGCCAACGGTCGCCGCGGACCACGTCGGCCGCGACTGCAACTGCTACATCGTCGAGACCGACTATTCGATCCTGCTGTTCCAAGACTCAGAACGGCACGGCGGCCTATGAACGGCCAGCTCCTCACCCCCGACCAGCTCGCCGAACGCTGGCAGGTGAAGCCGGCACACGTCTACCGCCTCACCCGCGAAGGCAAGATCCCGACCGTCCACCTCGGCAAGTACTACCGCTACCGAGTCGATCAGATCGAGGCATTCGAGCTCGGCGCCGATACAGTCACCATCCCCACCGACAACGGCCGGGGCAACCGCGCCAACGGTCCCCCGGCCTGACCCACAGGAGACCTAACCTCCCATGAGCACGCCGCACGCTACCGCCAAACGCGTCACCGGACACCTCAAACTCGTCCAACGGCGCGCAGGACCCGTCTGGTACGCCAAGACGCGCGTCCCCGGCCGCGAGCCAGAGCAGACCACCACCCGGCTCGCGCCAGCGCACCTAACCGGCGGACCGCCACCAAACGGTCACCTCACCCGACGCCAGGCGCAGGACCGCCTCGACGACATCCTCGCCGAGGAACGCCGCAAAGTCGGCCAGCGCGCCTACGAACACGGCGCAGCCACGTTCGCCGACGCCGCCGCCGGCTACCTGCACTACATCGAACACGTCCGCGGACGCGAACGCACCACCGTCAGCGACTACCGCGGCTCGATCGACGGCTACCTCAACCCACGCTGGAGATCACGGCCGGTCGACACGATCACCGCCGACGACGTCGAACAGCTGCGCGACGAGCTGCTCGCGACCGACCTCTCACCCCGCACCGTTGTGCGGCACCTCACCGTCGCGCACGGCGTGTTCCGCTACGCGATGCGCCGCCACGGCCTGACCACCAACCCCGCCAGCGCGGACCTCGTGGACCGTCCCCCGGTCCGCTACAGCGGAGAGTTCCAGACGCTCGACCCCGAGCAGCTCGCCGCGCTCGTGCGCGCCGCCGGCAACCCGCAGGACGCCACGCTCTACCTCACCGCCGCGCAGACCGGCCTCCGGCAAGGCGAGCTCCGCGCGCTCCGCTGGCAGGACATCGACTTCGCCGCCGACCGGATCCACGTCCGACGGTCCGCGACCGTCGGCTCCAACGCCAGGATCAAGCCGCCGAAATCAGGCCGGGTCAGGTCGGTGCCGATGGTCCCCGCCGTGTCGATGGCGCTCGCGCAACTCTGGCAGCGCGACCAGTTCACCGGCGACGACGACCTCGTGTTCGGCAACGTCGTCGGCGAGATCGAGAACGACACGCTGATGCGCCGCCGCTACCAGCGCGCGCTCGCCGACGCCGGCCTCCCGAAGATCCGCTTCCACGACCTGCGGCACATGTTCGGCACCACCGCGATCAAAGCGTTCCCGCTGTCAGACGTGCAGGCGATGCTCGGCCACGCGCACATCACCACCACGATGCGCTACGTCCACCACCGACCCGGCCGCGACGACGCGGCACGGCTCGCGGCCGCGTTCGACACCGAATCCGTGTCCCCGTTTGTGTCCCGAACTGGGGACACAGAGGCGAACTCAGGGACACAACGCGACACCAAAACCCCGTAAATACGGGGGATCGACAAACCCATCGTGGACTGCAAAGCCGTCTACACCGGTTCGATTCCGGTCGTCGCCTCTCACGATTAGCAGGAAAAAGGCAGCTAGTGGCAAACCGCACGTGTCCCCGCTGTGTCCCGAAATCAAGGAGGACGTGACCGTGAGCACCACCACACCACCCGGCGGCGAGATGGCCGCGCGACTGCGAGCGCTCGCCGCCTACCCATCCCCACGGCTGACACGCGTCGACGTCGCACGGATACTCGACATCACGCCGGCGCAAGTAACCGCCATGCGTCACGGCGCTTGGTCGTAGAGCTTTCGGTGCTCGCGATGCAAACGATCGAGAGTGCCCGAGCGAGAATTACCGCGCCTAGCTTCCGTTACATTGTTGCGGAGGTTGC